CGAAGGCGAGTATCAAGGCCGCAAACTGATTGAGCGCCTGAACCTCAACAATCCAAACAGCACGGCTGTTGAGATCGCACAGCGCACCTTGTCGGCTATCTGCCGCTCTATCGGTGTTATGACACCGCGCGACAGCACTGACCTCCACGACAAGCCGTTTATGGTGAAGGTCAAGGTAAAGCCTGGCGATGGGAACTACGGTCCTTCAAATGAGATTGCAGGATACGAGGCCACAAATGGCGGGAGCGCCGCTCCTGAACCCGCTCAGGCAGCGTCAGGGGCATCTACGCCCCCGTGGAAGCGTTGATTTAGGCATGGGGCGGTATATCCGCCCCATTACTGGATGAACGGAGGTAGGTGATGAACCTAGAGCAGCACACAACGCCCGAAACAATCCGGCGTATCTATCAGCACTACAAAGACAAGCGAAAGAATGAGCATCGCCCGCACTTGGGCGGTTCCCAGATTGGGAACGAGTGCAGCCGCGCCCTGTGGTATCAATTCCGTTGGGCATGGTCGCCTAATTTTGATGGGAGACTTCTTCGCTTGTTTGAGACGGGCGACAGGGAAGAAGAGCGTATTGTCAGAAACCTGCGTGACATTGGCATCAAGGTATGGGAGCGAGATCCAGAAACAGGCAAGCAGGTTCGATTTGAAGCGTGTGGTGGTCACTTTGCGCTAAGCCTTGATGGCGTTGGTGAGGGATTCCCTGAGAGCGGCCAGCCGCATACGCTTGAGTTCAAGACCATGAATACAAAGAAGTTCAAGGCCCTTAAGGCCAAAGGGCTTCAAGAGGTTCACCCTGTTTATTGGGCGCAATGCCAGGTTGGTATGCACTTGAGTAACCTTAATCGTTGCGCCTTCATTGTCGTCTGTAAAGAGACGGACGAACTCTACATGGAACGCATCAAACTCGACGAAGCAGAGGCGATAAAACTGATTGCTAAGGCCGAAAGCATTGTTTTTGCAGACAATCCTCCGCCGCGTCTGAGTGAAGACATGACGGACTGGCGCTGCAAGTTCTGTCCGTACTGGGCTGTCTGTCACGGCTGCAAGATACCAGAAGCCCACTGCCGAACATGCGCCCATGCAACACCGGAGCGCGACGGATTTTGGTCTTGCGCCAAGGGACATGAGTTTGGCGAGGTATGCCAAGAGCACTTATTTATACCTCAGATGATGCCGAAAGGTTGGGAGGTTCTGGATGCCCGCATGGGGTGGGTGGAATATCACGATGAAGATGGTGAAGTGGTGCGCAACTTTCAGAACAGCGAAGAACTGCATAAGAGCAGAATGAAATAAAACAAAACCCAAAGAAAGTAACAAAATGACATTCAAACTAAGACCCTATCAAGAGGCATCAATCAATGGACTGTATGAATACTGGGCGACTGGGCGTGGAGACAATCCACTCATCGTTGCTCCTACTGGTGCTGGCAAGACCGCTATCCTCAGTCAGATAGTCAAAGACGCAATGTCGTTTCCCGGTACGCGGGTGATGGTTCTGACTCATGTCAAGGAACTACTGACCCAGGGTGCTGAAGGATTAGTTCGCATGTATCCAGAGGCCGACTTTGGCTTCTACAGCGCAAGCGTAGGCCAGAAGAGGCTCGACAAGCCAATTACCTTTGCGGGCATCCAGAGCGTCTATCAGAGGGCATACGATATGGTTCCTCCGCCTGATTTGATTATAGTGGACGAAGCGCACATGATCCCAAAGAACAGCGAGACGCGATATGGCAAGTTTCTTGCTGACCTGAAGCAGTGCAATCCAAAGGTAAAGATGATTGGCCTGACTGCAACTCCATACCGTCTTGATAGTGGGTATTTACATAAAGGAAAGGGCGCTCTTTTTGATGGTATCGCATACGACATTCCAGTTGGAATGCTAATGGATGAAGGCTACCTCGCCCCTGTTATCTCTAAAGGTGGCGCAAAAAAAATTGACCTAACGAATGTAGGAAAGCGAGGCGGTGAGTTCATCGAGCGTGATCTTGCGATTGCGGCGTCTGATCCTGAACTTGTGCGTTCAACTGTTGAAGAAATTGTTGAATATGGTCACGACAGGAAGGCTTGGTTGGTGTTCGCTTCCGGTCTTGAACATGCAGATATGCTCAGAGAGCAGTTTGAATGCCACGATGTGATTGCGGAAGTTGTATCAGGTAATGATCCGGCAAAACAGAGAGACAGAAAGATTTGTGACTTTAAGTCCGGGAAAACACGCGCACTTATAAATTGTGGAGTGCTAACCACAGGTTTTGATCATCCTGCGGTTGACCTCGTTGCGATGGTTCGGGCAACGGAGTCCACCGGGTTGTATATACAGATTGTAGGTCGTGGCACACGCCCGGTTTATGCCGATGGGTATGATCTAAGCTCCAATCAAGGCAGAGTTTCTGCGATAGAGAACGGATCAAAGCCTAACTGCCTTGTGTTGGATTATGGAGACAATGTGGCGCGTCACGGGTTTATTGATGCAGTCAAGCCAAAGATCAAAGGCGAAAGCACAGGTGAAGGCGAAGCACCAACGAAAGAATGCCCTGAGTGCAACACTATGGTGTTTGCTGGATCGCGTGAGTGTCACGAATGCGGACACGAGTTTCCTCCGCCTGAATTGAATCACTCTCACAAGTCTTATGGTGGCGCGATGCTCTCCAGTCAGGTTCAGGACGAATGGGTTGATGTTGATGATGTGAATTATGAGCGTTGGCAAAAAGAAGGGAAGCCTGATAGCATTCGTGTGACATATGTCTGTGGACTTACAAAGATAAGCGAATGGTTTTGCCCAGATCACGGCGGATATGCAGCAAGTCGATACCAATCTCGTATGCCAGCTTTGAAGGCGTTTTCCAAGACAACTGATGCCGCTCTTATGGAATGCTCAAGATGGATAACGCCTAGCCGCATCAAGATTAGACCTGACGGTAAATACCATAAGATCATGCAGCTTGATTACAGCGGGAAGAGAGAGAATGAGAAGTCCAACTTTGACAAGTCAGAAGAACAAAGAATCCGAGAGCTTGCAGAGGACTTCATGTAAGGACTGCATGAATTTGTACGATGGCAAGTATTGCACCAAATGGCGAGATGTAGTTCCAGAGGAGGTTCAGCCAAATGGCTGTGAAGAAATCGACCAGTTCCCACCCTTCTGAGCATCAAGAGCAAGTAGGGCTGATAACCTGGTTTCGTCATAAGTTTAACGGCACACTGATATTCGCAATTCCAAACGGTGAAAAGCGTTCTATCAGTGTTGCCAAAAGGCTGAAGGCTGAAGGGGTTGTTCGTGGCATTCCAGATTTATATGTCCCAGAATGGAATCTATGGATTGAGATGAAAAGAATTAAAGATGGATCTTTATCAAAAGAACAAAAGCAAATGATTGAATATCTACATAGCATCGGCCACACAGTAATTGTTGGGAAGGGTGCAGCCGATGCTAGTCGTCAGGTTATGGAGTTTGTATCTGGTGAGAAATCATAACTGCACCAACTCCTCCACCTTCTCATAAACATTCAGCGCCTTCGACATCTTGATGATGTATTCCCACTGCTCAATCCAATCAGGTGTTACGAGCAGATGCTGCGCATGTTCTCGAACCCAGAGAATTGCATCAAGTTTGTCGCAGAGATTGATCCAAGATATGTCTTTGTCAGACGGAACGGGCAGATCAAACTTCTTGGCGACTTCCTCCTCATAGTGCTCCATAATCGTCTTTAATCTGCCAGACTTCATCGGGCCAGGCATATCACCTGTGAAGACCTCGGCAGCGTCGTGAGTGAGCGCACAGGCGATCAGGTGAGCCGACGGGAGCGGGTGTAGCATCAAGAGCAGCATGGCAACCCTGTGGCTATGAGAAGCCACGTCATCGCCGCTCTCACGCAGTCCACGGTCGATGCTGCTGTGCCACCGCTTGACGCAGCCGGACTTCCAGAGAATTGAATCGGGTTTCATACCTCTACCACCTCCACACCGGCTTCTGCAAACTGTGCCTCGCTCAACACCAGATCATCCTTCCAGCGATCCAGAAAAAACGAGTCCGGCGTTGGATAGATGACGTGCTTGATACCAGACTGAATGATCTGGGCAGCGCACTGGGCGCAACATGGATGCGTCACAACGATGGTTGATCCTTCAAGCGGCGCTGTAGCGAACAGGATAGCGTTCTTTTCTGCGTGGAGCGTAAACTTATACTTCGTCGGCCTATCGTGTAGGCGCTCTTCTGTGTCGTTCACACCACGAGCAAAGCCGTTATAACCCGCGCTGACAAACCTACGCTGCTCATCAAAGATGACAGCACCTACTTGCGTGGACGGATCTTTGCTCAACTGCGCTACATGATTGGCCATGCCCATAGCCCATTCGATTAGTCGGGGAGTATTTATCGGGTTCATTACGATTCTCCTTGATTGGTTCACTGAAAATGTGCTACCACCAATACACGATACGAATCAAGGAGAATCAAACATGCAAACGACATTCACCGCCATTGAATCCTATGACCCCGCTGACTTTCCGCAGTTCGCGGCTCTGTATGAAGATGAGCAACTACACGTCGGCGGCGTGGCGACTGGTCGCTCTGTCCGTAACGATTACGGTGTTCCTGGTTCGCCTGTCTGGTATGACATGGAAGACATTCTCGTTGATGAGTTCGAGATCAACGGTGTCGCCTACACATGGAAGCAACTCAATGCAGCGTTTTCAAAGATCGCTGACGACCTGCATGTTATCTGCGCAGAGGCAGCAGAGAAAGAGGAAGGATGGGAATGACCACTGACCAACAAGCAATCATCCAACGCATCAAGCGCAAGGCTGAAATCATGCGTATGGATATGAAATCGAATAACGATCCGAAATATCACGATGCAGGTGAAATCCTGTCTCTGATTGATTTACTGGAGAAAGCACAATGACCATTGAAGAAATCCAAACCGAACTGCGCGACCTTGACGGACAATCTGCTTACGGC